ATGACTCGCCGTTGTCGGACTTCCTGCGCTCTTCGTTTTTTAGTACGTGGACGAATACGCCTACGTTCTTCAATGACGGCACCGCCGATAGTGTCATTACTGATGCGGGCACGACCACTGATACTTATGTAGTGGCGTCTGGTGGCGCTTCGGTGAAGGTGGGGCATCTGGTTCAAGCGACTGGATTCACGAACTCTGCGAACAATCAAATTTTCCGCGCGGCAAGCTCGACCGGAACGACGATTGTAGGGTCGTCTCTTAGCCTCGTGGCCGAGGCGGCCCCGCCCGCCGCCGCTAAGCTTAAGGTTGTTGGTTTCCAGGGCGCCACTGCTGACATTACCGCGACCAGCACTGGTCTTGGTTCGACTTTGCTGGACTTCACCACGCTCGGCCTTGTTGTTGGGCAGTGGGTGAAGGTTGGCGGCACTAACACTGGTGACAAGTTCGCGACTGCCGCGCTCAACGACTGGATGCGTGTCACTGCGATCGCAGCTACCGCACTGACCCTCGATAACCGTCCGTCTGGCTGGACGACTGATGCAGGCACGGGCAAGACGATCAAGGTGTGGTTTGGCGATCAGATCAAGAATGGCACGACTGCGACATCGCTCTCTATCGAGAAGGGCTTTCTGGATCAGACGACCCCGACCTACATTGTCAATACTGGCATGCAGGTAAATACGTTTAGCTTGTCGATGCAGAGCCGACAGAAAATTACCGGATCATTCGCTTTTATGGGGATGGGCGGCAGCGAATCTACAACGGCTCTTGATGCTTCTCCGGATGCGGCAACGACTGGCGCGGTTATGGCTGGCAATGCTAATGTCGGGCGAGTCGCCGAGAATGGCACGACGCTGACTTCGCCGAATTGGGCAAGGCAACTCGACATTCAGATTGCGAACAATCTGCGGACCATCGAGGCTGTCGATAGCATCTCTCCGGTTGGCATCAATCCCGGTGAGTGTACGGTTACGGGCCGCCTGGTTAGCTATTTCGGTAGCGATACGTTGCTGGCGAAACTCTATGCCGGCACTGCTAGCGCCATCAACGCTCGCGTCACCAAGAATAGCCAGGCGATGATCTTCCAGCTACCACGCATCACGCTTCGTAGTGGCGTGCCTGCGGCCGGCGGGAAGAACCAGGACGTTACACTTGATGCGGCGTTCCAGGCTTCTCTGGATTCTACGACAAATAGCCAGATTATCCTCGACCGCCTGCCTTACTTTGAGTAAAGCGCAATGCCGCTGCCCTCACGCTGGCGTCGCGCTGACCGTATAACTGATCGTTTGGATCGCATTGAGTGGCTTTTCAACGATAGGTTAGGACGACTAGAAAGAACCTTGCTACTCGTCCTTCAGCAGGAAAGAATTGAAATGTCGCAAATTGATGATCTCAATGCTCAGCTAGCCAACATGGATGCTGAGGTCGCGAAGCAAACCACTGTTAATGAGTCGGCGCTGAAGCTGATGCAGGAACTGAAGACGGCAGTTGATAATATCCCAAATGCGCCTGATCTCTCGACTGCGGTAGCTATGGCGCAAGCCATTTCTGACAAGCTGGCTAACAATGATCAGGTTTTGGCTGATGGAGTGACGGCAAACACCCCGGCTGCTCCGACCGCCTAAACAAACCCGGCATCTCCCCGCACCCGGCAGTGCGGGGTGACCGATCCTTGGCCCTGTCGATTGGTGTTGGCGGGCCAAGGAACACGCGCGTGTGCGGCGGGGCGGCCTGCCGGGGCCGCCCTGCTTCCCTTCCGGCAGAAGGAACACCAAATTGGCGATCAAGCATAATTCCTTTCTTGCAGATCAAAGCAAGATAGACGATGGCGTTTGGATTGAGATTCCTGACGCACCTGACGGCGATGGCGGCGTCTTAGAGCTTTATGTTAGGGGATGGTCCTATGGGCCATATCAGGCCGCATCCAGTATATTGACCGGCGTATACGTTCGTAAATACGGTTCGGCAGAGACGGCTCCGCAAGATATCCGTAACCGTGACTTGTGCCGAAATATTGCGAAATACTTGCTGCTTGGTTGGCGCGGGTCAAACGGCGGCGAAGGCATTGATGTGCCTTTTTCGGCGCAATTGGCAGAAGAGCTTCTTAATGCTCCTGGCGATTTTTCCAGGCATGTGATTTATGCCATTAGCCAAGTTCAGCGCACTGAACTTGAGTTCACTACGGACGCGGCAAAAAACTCCGCGCGCTCCTCCGGTGGCAGCTTGAAGGCGGCGGCACAACAGCCGACTGGCTCGCCGACGTAGCCGATGAGGAGCAAGACGCCGCTGCGCTCGTCTCTTCTTTTCCAGAAAAACCCGAGGAAGCCTTTGTCCCTCCAGGCGTAGAGTATGCCTGGGAGGCTTTTTGGCGTCTGCATGGCGACCGGCAGCACGTCGTTACCGGCGTGGGCATACCGATGGGCGGCACTATCATAGAGCCGCGCGCCGGTAAAATACCGTTCAGCGCGATTGATTGCTACGCTAGACGATACGCCATCGATGGTAGCGCATTCGATCGTCTCTGCATGGTCATCGCGGTATGCGATGCCGAGTTTCTGGAGATCGAAGCGGAGCGGGCGAGAGAACGGGCGGTGGCTAGGGCGGCGGCTAGTTAGCGCCTAAGCCGATGGGATGCGTTGATCATTTCAGTTGCCGTCACCGCATCCGCTGCCCAGCCCATAGTCCCTCCCGGCCGCTGCGCCATGTTTCTCTCGAAGTTTGCGTTGGCCTCATTGAGCCATTCTGGGCGCTGAGCTTCGGTACAGCCGGCGGCGCCGGCTATGAGCACAATCGCGACTAACAATCTGGTCATTTTTCAACTCCCCGGCTTTAGACGCCGGAATAGGTAATCAGCCCAAACCTGATCTGCAATGGCAATCTCAGTCAGCCAGCTTCGTATTGAAGCGACGATGGATGCTGCGGCCTATGTGGCTGGCGGTAACGCCAAAGCTGCGGCTGACGCCAAGATGGTTGATAGCGGCAACCAACTCACGGCATCGCTTGATCAGACTGACAGAAGGCTTGGCACATCGGCGACGGCGCTGGAGCGGCTTACCCGTACAGTCGATCCTGCTTACGCTGCCCAACAGAGGCTAGTCGCCGGCCAACTCACGCTGCAACGCGCGTTTGACGCAGGGCGAATTTCTCAGGAGGAGTATAACCGCCGATTAGAGCTTGTGCAGCAACGCTATGGCGGGCTGACCAATGCAATGAATGACAATGCGCGACAAACCAATGTCGCCACCGTCAGTACCGCGCAAATGCGGTTTGCCGTACAGAATCTTGGTTTTCAGCTAAATGACGTAGCCACATCGTTGGCTTCCGGCTCAAGCCCAATGCGGGTTCTGACGCAGCAGGCGGGGCAATTTGTCCAGGCGTTCCAGGCTGGCGGCGGACCAACGGCTGTCCTGAGGGCATTCGGCTCGACCGTCGCATCAATGATTACACCAACGACGGTGGCGGTTGCTGGCGTTGCCGCCTTGACCGGTGGGTTAGTTGTTCTCTTGAGCCGCGCGCAGACAAATGCCGAACAGTTGCGTCAGTTCAATATCATTCTTGATACAACCGGCCGCAATGCGCAAGGCATGGCGGCGAGTGTGCGGTCGGCCGCGCGCGATCTTCAGCAGCTTGGATTGAGTCGTGATGACGCGATTTCCGCACAATCATCACTTATTCGTAATGTTACTATCAATCCCAGTTTGACTGGAAGGCTTGGCGTTTTAGGCGCCAATGTCGGGCAAGCGCTTGGCGTCGGTACGACGGCCGGGATTGAAAAAATTTCGTCGGCCGCGACAAGTGGCACAGATGCTCTAGTCAAGCTTGGCCTGGAAATGGGCAAGTTAAGTATAGCAGAAGCTACAGCTTATACTGTTATGGCCCAGCGTGGCGAGGGGCTAAAGGCGCAAAACTCTCTCATCCAACTGTACGAGGAGAGACTAAAAGATTTGCGTAAAAACGCAATGACTCCGATGGAAGAGGCAACAACAAAGGTGGGGGTTGCGTGGGACACCTTTTTAACAAAGCTTTCAAATACGAGCCCTGTTCAATCTGCGCGGCAGGCGATTATCGATTTCTTGACCGCTGGATCGGGCTTTTTGTCTGGTAAATACCCAAGCGCGGACAATTCAATTTTCCCTGGCGGGTTTCAGTTTGGGGCTGTTACTGAGCAA